TCCCAGGTTACTTCAATGTCAGTCGCTGTAGTCATTGTTTACCGCCTTTAGTCAATTTTTGTTTAATAGAATTCAGTTGTGCATCAGAAAGAATACTAAGAGCAGACTTAGCTTTCTCGTTACTATATCCATAGTAAGATTTCACCGCGTCCAGATCATCAATCTTTTCTTTCTTCAACCACGGAGAGAATCTCCGTTTTGGTCTGACAATATTTAGTAAAAATTCATATTGTAGTTTTTTAGACAGATGGTGATTGATATTCATTTCATTCGCCACCATGATTGTATCTATAAACCCAGAGAGGCAGCGGTTTACGATGAAGGGAGGATACTGATTTTTATTCTCATCACTCATGATATTTTGTTTCTCATGATTGATAGAATTCAACCAGTGTTTTAGTTCAGTCTTCGCCATCAATTTTAAAGTTGTACTCAAGGATAACGCGGTAGAAGAAATCATTCAAGGCATCTAGTTGTGCCTTTTCATCTTCATCTTCAAAGTGCCAGTTCTCTAAACGATACTTTATTGATGTCAGAATCTGGCGACAGTCTTCAATGTCAAGTTCTAGTTCAACATATGGGATGTTATCTTCATTCATATCAATTCAATTTATAATACTGTTGGTCATTATGTCCACCAAGAACAGAAGAATGGATATCCATTGCCATGGTAATTCTAATCTTAGAACTTTTGTTAGGAGGAACCCAGTGATAAACGGAAGAAGAAAACATCATAAGTTCTCCCCTATGATTCTCATGCTTCTCTCCCTCAAACCATGTGCCAACTCCAGGATCACCACCAATAAACAAATTAGTACAAGTCCAATTTGTTGGAGGTGACAATGGGTCATTAGCGTTACGATGGCAATGTCTAGCGATTCCTTCACCTTCCCTAAAAGTATTTGCCCAGCATTGAATAAATTTTTTCCTCCCAACAATAATCCTCAACTTAGGAACAATAATTGATGAGACAACTTTATCATTAAGATAGTTGTGACACCAATGTCTTCCAGTTAAAGAATTATCGGCAGTTCCATTATGAAGATCATCACCCAAAGATTTGACATGTTCCTCGGTCTCAAGAATCCTATCGTAGAGAATATCGCATTCTTCAATTGATAAGAACTCAGGTATCTTAAATATTTTCATAATTAGTCAGCAGTAATTCAGCACGATCCTTCTGTTCGTTCATATAGTCGCCTGTAGAACGCATTGTATACGTTAGGTCATAAGTACATGCCAACCAGTCTTGGAAGCGATCCTTGACCATCTGAGTGGAGTTATAGGAAATCATTTGACGAGCAACGTAGCGGTCGCAGTCAGCAGCAAACTGATCATGATCAAACCGCTTATGAAGATCTCCCTTCTTGCCATAGAGGTTATCTTTAATGTCATATGGAGGATCATGATAGATGAAAGTACTCTTATCATCAGTAAGCAGTCCTTCATATGACCAGTTAGTAATCTTCCAGTTGCGAATAATATAACTATAACCCTTTAGTTTCTCAATTCCAGACATCGAGAAGTTGGAGTCAGATGCCTGCCTGCTAAAGGATGAGGACTCAGTGAGACCAGAAAAAGAGCACTTGTTAATAACGTAAAAAGCACAAGCGCGAGATAGATTGGATTGATCATAATCGTTAACGAGTTCTTTTGCTTCAATGAATAGTCCACGCGCTGATGCTTGATCAGGATACCTGGACTTAAGTTCCTGGAGACGACGAGAAAGATCTACAGAATTATCTCGCAGTTCACACCAGAAGTTGTACAGTGGTTCATACAGATCGTTGACCCAAACAGGAATATCTGGATTCTCCTTACTGAATGCGATAGCAACGCTACCACCACCCAAAAATGTCTCACGATATTCTTTAATACCTTCGGGGAATCTTGGAAGAAGATATTTAGTGGCGCGAGACTTACCACCAGGATAACGAAGAGGAGTCTTCAGTGCTTTCATAATTAATTTTTTGGTTCAATGTTTCCAGCAATAGAAATTCTATCACCATCAGATGTGTAAAATGGATACACCATGTGAAATAGTTGGGAGTGAAAAACAATAAATTTTCCTTCACTTCTTTTATCCAATCTAAAAGGTTGTTGCCTAAGTGCGCCATGAATATCACTATACACAAATGTGAAGGCAGTTGCGTTTCTTTTTAATGTAGAGTTTTTGACATGAGAAGAATTAAGTTCATCCTCAAGATTATATGGGATGTTAATCCACATGACATAACTCAACAACCCTGCATGATTATGAAGTGGATTTACTTCATACTTCTTTTGATAATTTACCCAAGAACTTTTGTTCTTCCATTGCATTGAAGGTTGCTCAAATAAAGAACGAGCACCATCGTAAATATATGGTAGAACTAAATCTTTACACTCTTCATCCAACAAATATTCACTCTGAACAAATCCAGCTAAATCTTTATTATAGTCTTTCAGTTTACTTTGTTTATTGTGCTTATTTTCTTCACACCATTCTTTAATTTTATCTAGATCATTTTTCGGAACTCTTCCCGAATAATAACCAAAATTATCTAGAGATTTGATGTTACGATTCAAACGTTGGTTCATGATATTTAAGGTATTCCCAAAAGGTTAATTTCAGTTGCTTTACTGTCATGCCACAATGGGCAGCAGCAGCGGGTAGGTTCATGGAGGCATAGAAGAGTGCTTCATGTGCTTCCTTTACGTTCTGAGGATTAGTCTTTACTGGCATCAAAGAATAAGTTTTTTCTTTTCGGGTGTAGCAATTGGCGAATACATTTGCTCATACTGATCAATAATCTGCTGATCAGGTTCAGAGACATAAACTACAAACTTAGATTGCACTTCAATCTCTTTAACATCCTTACTCAGCATCGGAGACCATGCAACGAAAGTCAAAGTTCCTTGAGAGGATGGAACACCAACAATAGCGTTCTTCACAGTGATAGTACTGTCAGTGCTATCTACCACTTCAGTAATCAAGTCCTCGCCAGAGGACATACGAATCAGTTTTACATTCATTTAATTTCACTCAAAAATTTTTGAAAGGTATTGGTCTTAGAAAGTTCACAATGATTACCAATGGAACTAGTTTGCAATGGACAGAAAAAATCATAGATACCATCATCAACCATGTTATTGAAAGCATCTAACATATAATCTCTGGCATTAATTATTCTATCATTTTCAAACGGAAAAGCAAATACCAATAAAAATCCCAAACGATAATTACTGTTTTGCTTTTTTAAATCAATCGCAGAACCTAGTGCTTCTTCTACACGAAGATACTTACATTTTTCAATACTCTTTGAAGTAATGCTTTTGTATTCAAGAGCAGTAACCAGTGAAGGAAAATGCAAGTCCCATTTTTTCCAAGGTCTATATTTGACTGGAATTTTATCCTCAGGAATACCCGAGTTATTGGTTTCCAACAGCAACTTGGTGAGAGGTTCAAAATGCTTGTTCTGCCGAATTGCTTGCGTACCTTGCTCGGAACCAACAATGTTCCAATACTCATCTAAGAAATTTAAGTTCATTTGAACTGACATTCCATCATGATTTCGGTCAAACATGCAAGAAGATTGATCTCCTGATCAGCAGCAAATGCCGCCTGATACTGATATTTAGCAATTACCAAGACTGCCATAGGAATAGTGGAAGGAACAAGAACATCATACATTGCTTCGTAGATGCGATGGATAACCATGTTGAAATCATTATCCAGATTTGCGACAACCCACTTACGGACAACACCAAACTCTTTATTCTTCAAAGCATCAGTGAGTCCTTTGAGATTAATATCTGTAATCTCAGCAAGAATACCAGTATCAATGTTACCAGTATTACCATACTTCTGAAGTTGATTCAGTACACGACGCCAGTCAGGGAAGTGATTCTGAATCAGTTCTGCAACAACCTTAGGATCATACGCAACATTTTCACCCTCAAGTATAGTCCTGACACGGTTGAAAAATTGCCCCGCAATAGCTGCCTTTTCTTTTCCTTTGAATGCAAAATCAATGACTGAGCATCGTGATTGGATGGGGTCAATGATTTTGTTTTTGTAGTTACAGGTGAAGATGAATCGGCAGTTGCTATGATATGCCTCAATAGAACTCCGTAGGAGGAGTTGTACGTCGTTGCCTGTGTTATCTGCCTCATCAATGATGATGACTTTGTGCTTGCTGCCTTGAAGAGAGACGGTCGTCGCAAAGTTTTTTGCTGTGTTGCGTACCGTGTCCAGAAATCGTCCTTCATCGGATCCATTAATAACAATATAAGATAGTCCTAGTTCTTCGCACAATGCCTTAGCGGCAGTGGTTTTACCTACACCAGGAGGACCAGCAAGCAGAAGGTTATTCAACTCACCAGCAGCAACCTGTTGCTTAAGATCACGTTTGATACTGTCAGGCAGAATACAATCGTCAATCTTACGAGGGCGGTATTTCTCCACCCACAGATACTGGTCATTCATAATGTAAAAAAGTTTCAGTTAGAATCGGGTTCAAGTGCAATCCAGTAGGTCAGAGGCATCTTCTCATGCTGGAAGCAACTAATCAGGCGCTT